CCAGATGCGTACGCGTTCCATGTAGCACCATCGTTAGTAACGGTAACAAACCCATCAGAATCAAAATATCCCGAACCTTCTTCCCAGGAACGTGAAACTGGATAAACATAAACTCTTGCGTCTTGATTTAATTTTGTAGCATTAGCTACTTTCAGACTCAAATATGCATCAGAGTTTGTTGGTGCTCCAACAAGATCTGTTAAGGTAAACTTAATCAAAGATCTAACCCTACCGTTAGTATCTAACAAACTATCTTGCTTTTTACCAACTTCTAAAATTTCATCATGACCCACATTTAAGGTAGCATATCTCTCATAAATGGTCGTGTCCGAACTAGCGGTTATGAATACTCTGCTCATTGTACTGCCGTTCCAACAATATCAGTTTGTGGATATCGTATCTCAAAAATACATGGATCAACTGATGGATAAATAACTCTATCCCTTTCATTTGCTACTAAATCGTATGTGTATGTAGCGTAGTCACTTCCATCTCTTTGTTGATATTTGTTTGAGAAGGATAATTCAGGTATGGATTGAACTCCGTCTACTTTAGCAATCTCTACCAACAAATCATCTTTTAATAAGGGTTGGTTTATCTGCCATCTATCAATATTAAAATATTTTCTAATTGTATCGTGACATCTAACCAACACATCGGCGGTCATGTGTCCTTTATAAACAACAATAGTATAATGAACACCAATAGACACTCTAAATGCATCTAAAATATTAATTCTATCAGTAATCATCCTATATCCCTTTAAGAATTGTTTTATATTAGATTTAATTGTACCATTTAGTGTCGTTAATCTTTTATTAGAATCTAATCCCAAAACATATAAATTAATATTTGTATTAAGTGGTCTGTTGTGCACAAATTGAATATCATCTTCTGGATCTAAAGTTCTCCAATGTGGTATCTCTACGTATTGTTCTAAATTTAGTGTAGCAGTAATAGCATCGTCTTTCATTACAAACGACTTAGCCACTGCTCCATATTTTTCAGGCATAGATAATACCCGTTTTTCATAATCGGATGTAGTTACTACTCGTCTTTGAGCATTTATATATCCTATTGCAGAATGTCGTATTTGTTCAACTGTTGGAGCACCGCCACCGCCTCTGGCCGCCTCCTCATTTACAACAGAGACACTAGATACCACTGCATCCCACACCGTCTGTTCAGCAACGGTAAAAATACTAGTTTCATTCACAGTAACAAGATTATTAATTTTAGTAATAGTCCCAGCGCTGACATTTGCTGCCAGACCCGTAGCCTTCCTATATGTAATAGTTAATGTTGTATCGCCTGGAGCCAATCCAAAAGAATTACCAGTTGTAAAATTAATAGTATCCAAAGCAACATTTGTCATATTCTGTAAATAATTTTCATCATAAACTGTTCTATAATCTGGTTCTTGATAAATGTCTGACAAATCGCCTAGCCCCGAACCAAAAACTAATTCAGTTTTCATATCTCTATTTACTCGTACAACAAACCTTCTATTTACCTTAACCGTTCTTATACTATAAAGTGGCATAACGGATGCATCTGTTATATTAACCAATGTATCTTGAAAAACATAATCCTGAGACAAATTATCTACTTGGTGCCATGTATTTCCTTCCGAATCTGTCACCGATTTAATGTCCACAATATCGTCTTCTGGTAATTCAATTTTCAAATATTTTTCGGGAGATCCCAAAATCATTTTAAAGTCTTTTTCTATTACTCCAACCGTTTTAATGGGCTTTGATACCACATATGATGAAGGTAAATCTGTATTACTATCTAGAGCAAACGGTCTTACATCTCTATCTATAGCATTTCCAAAATCACATATATCCTGAGTTATAAAAGTTCCAGAGTCGGTTTCTGTTGTGGCCGTAAACGAAGTTCCAGCCGAAAATCTTGGAAGATATTTTGTATCCAAAGAACCAACAGTATCAGCAGGAATTAAAGCAGACATTGATACGACACATGATGCGGGCATAACCAATTGTGGTTTATATCCAAATCCCTGTGCTAAGGAAACAATATTTTCCGGTTCCTCGGCATAAGCTAATAAAGATTCTTTAAATGAATGATCTGTATAGTAAGAAAGAACGTCTCCCACATACGATGCCAGATCAAGAAAAATACTGCCAGGCGACGCATCACTAAAATCTTGATATGTGTCTGTAAAATAAAATTTAGTAAATTCAACTAAGTTTTTCTTAAAATCTGAAAAATCTTTGTTTGTATACTTTACTTGTTTCTTGTCTATTCGTTCGTCTAATGTAACATTAGATAATTGATTATGGGACATTTATATTCCTCACATTCCGTGATATTGCATCAGAGCTTCGTCTGACAAATTAGTTCCCGTTAATGTATAACTCATATAAACTCTTACTGTATATCTATCTCTATCACCATCGGTGGTTTCTATTTCAAAACGATCTAGTTCGATAAAAGGCATATACTTAGCAACAGCTTCTTCAACCGCTTCTCTAGCTCCTATCCACGGGCCCGTTTTTACGTCTATATTAGCATCGTTAAAATTAAAAAGAGATTTATGGATATCACATCCAAATTCTGGATTTGATAATCTCTCACCTTTCATTGTAGAAACCAAATTAATAAAATTACTTTTTATTTGTTCCATTACGGTATGAGACATTCCAAAATATCCACCAATACCACCACTTGATCGTTGAAGTGGAAGAGTAAATCCTATTGTCCGTGTAGCCATTATCTTAAATCCAATTGAACTTTTAACAATGCTAGTTCACGTTCAATTTGATTAACAACATCTTCTAAGTCATCAATACGTTCAGTTAACAGTCCACTAGTTCCTATATACTTTTTTTGGCGATCAAGCACATCTTCTATTTGTGTCATATTTTGTGTATCTGCATTTTCAAAGTCACGAAAACGTGTACCAGCAAACCACGCAACTACAATTATACTAATTGCGAAACCAATACTAACCGCAGGCAATGATGAAGCTTTAGATATTGGGCTAGCCACAACTATACGCCCATCTTCTTCATTAATTGACTATAATCTTTATTAATGTCCTTCAGGGTATCTTCGTGGTCTTCAGTTAGTCTCGTACCCTCAAACGTACGTGGCAAGGCCTGTTGGGGAGTTACTGACACATTAGAGGTATTTAAATGGATATCCTCTCCTGTTCCAAGCTTTTCCTCAAACATCCGTCTGAGACTTGTTCTATCTATCCCCTCATTGACCTTAGTTTTTGTATCGGGTGTTTTTTGAACAGTCATAACATCAAAAAGTTCAGCCTTAATTTCTTTAAGGATCTGTTCTTTTTGAGAAGCCATCTCCTGCCCGACTATCTCTCTCACTATTTTTTTAAAATCTTTAATTTTCATATTGCCTCCACACTTACTAATAAATAGTTTCAATACTTTTATTTTTCAATTTTTACCAACTTACTTTTAATATCCTCCAAATCTTCTCCATATATCTGTGCAAGAGGCCCAAGAATCCCCGTAGGTATAACTGATGGTCCTGCTACGGAATAAGCACCTTTCGCTATAAGTGCTTTAATCAACTTCTTAAGTACTTTAATTACTTCATCTGCAATTGCAACAGATTGGGGGAATCCAGCATCATTAACGGCTATCGGGTTGTGGTTTTCGCTCACCAGAAAAATCTTTCTTCCCGCAATAGCGAAATCTTGACCAGTGGTAAGTATCGTATCTCTATTTGATAATGATATGATATCCCGACCCGAAGATAGGATTATGCCATCGTGGGGTTGTCCTGAAGATTCAAGAAACATTTTTGAATTAAGAACTATCCTACCACTATTCAATAAGGATTGATTACTAGAAAAAGGTGTTTGTTTGTTAGTATCGTCTCTTCGAATCCAAGATTTATCTAGTTTCCTAGTAGTTGTAAAGTATGAATCGCCTGCACCCGGCGTTGGGTCTGATCCAGTCGATTTATCCCGGCCGCCAGATAAGTTAAGATTAATGACTTGATTAGTTGATAGTACAAATGAAGAATTATCTGTATTAATATCTTCTACAACCAACCCATAATCAGTGTTTCTTGTTCTATTTGGAAGAGTAGTTGCTGTATATTTTCCAACACGCATAACTATAATTGGATCGTTGACTAATGGGTTTGTTGGACCTAATGTTACCTTATCTCCCACTTCGGGATCAGTGGGATCAGTTTTTTGGTTTAATGCATCTTCCATTTGTGAAGAACCAAATCGTAATGTTGCTCCATAACGATTTTGAACAATAACATCACCATCAAAATGCTTTAAATTATAAAGAAACTCTTGTGGTAGATAATTTTCATTAGTTAAATTTTCTTCAGGTTCATATGACGATTGGTGTAATTGACCACCTTTACCCTGCTGTACTTCTTGATGGGAGTGTCCAGTTATAATGGGTTTTAATCTATCTAAAACACTTGAAAATGAATTTAATTGTAATTTTTTATTCACATTTACTCTACGAGAATAAAAATGATTACCTTGTATTTTTTGGACTAAAACAATTTCTCCAATTAAGGGATATTCTTGTACAGTCACTTCCAGTGGATATGCACGAAATCCTGTTTTTGCAGAATCTCTTTGACTACCACGGTCCAAATACTTAAAACGAATAGTTCCTACGTTAAACCCAGTTCGTCCATAGTCATCATGTTCTTCATTTACAATAACATCCAATACAACCGCTTGAGATGAAAGTTCAGCCGAGCGATCACGAGCACTAACCTCTGGGTTCCAGAAAATGCCTGACATTATACAACCTTAAGTCGTTCTAACTCATCCTCAACTTCTGTTGTTTCTTGCTGTAAATCTTCTATTTCTAGTGTGATGTTACTCAACAACTGTTGTTTCTCTTCCTCTGTTAGAAGATCCGTAGAACTTGCAGCCTTTGTTCCAATAGCAATTGCTCTTTGGGCGATTTGTGCGATTCGAACAATGTGTTCATCGTTCTTAACATTAACCTCCATAAAATCCTTAATAATGGGAGAGATGACCGCTGCATCTTCGGGGGTTCTTATTTGTCGAACTAGTTTAGTAACAAATGTATTTATTTGTTCTCGTTTGCTTTCAGTATTTTTATAAATGTCTTTAAAAACATCAGAAAGT